TGCCGGCACCGTTCGGGCCGATGAGCGAAACGATTTCACCCTCGTGCACCGAGAAGGTCAGTCCGTTGACGGCTTTGATGCTCTGGAACCCGTCGAGGCTGCGGAGACTGGTGTTGCCCTCCACTTCAATCTGCGCTACGTTGTCGGGATGATCTGTGCTGGCTGAAGAAGGTGTGCCGGGTATGACCAATATGGCACAGATTGATAAGGACGCGAGGAACTACGCCATCTGGGATACTAACCTAATCGATCAGATGAGGGTCCGGGGTATTGACGGACAGCGGGTACCAATCAATCCGACAACGCTTGTGCAACAGCTTCGACAGCAAGTACCACGAGCGGCCGACTCGCCGCTAACGTCCACGACGAACCCGATGAGACAGATGGAACGTGTACCGTCTGTACTTAACCCAGCAGTGGGCATGATGCTCCAGAACGCCACCGCTCGGTATCACGGGCCGGGAGGAATTCAGTGACAGCAATCTCCGAACGTATCCGCCAGGCACTGGCCAACAAGCAGGACCTGCAGACAGGCGTTGCCGCGGCGGCTAAGCTCGCCAAGTCCAAGATCGACGCTCTCGAACTGTTCCGGCCTACCCAATACCAGGAAGAAGTTGTCCTCACGACAGCATCTGAAATCCTGGTACAAGGGGCACCCCGATCAGGTAAGTCAACCATCGTCGCCGTGATGCTGGCCTCATATCTGCGGAACAAGCCAGTTACATTCTCAGACGGGTCGAAGCATCACGTCCGAGAACCTGGCTGGAGAGAACGACCAGTTAACGTATGGCTCATCGGTCTGCAGCTCAACCACGTTGGGCAGACTCTATATCGACTGCTCTGTAAACCCGGGGCATTCGATATCGTGCGGGACAAGAAGACTGGCATGTGGAGATGCTGGCAGCCAGGAGTAGTGCCCGGTGATGATCAGATCCCCGTCAATGAACGCAAGCCCGCTCCACCACTTCTACCACCCTCAGAGATTGCTAAAGAGAGCTGGGCTAACAAGGCAGCGTTCCAGTTTGAATCTCTTCTGATGAAGGATGGGTCGACCGTCTACGCGTTCGCCTCCAGCGGTGCCGTGAAACGCGGTGACCCCGTCAACTGGATATGGATCGACGAAGAAATTGAGAACAGTGATCACTACGCGGAATGGCAGTCTCGACTGTCTGACCGTAAGGGCCGGATCTTCTGGACGTCATGGCCGGATGCTTCAACCCCTGCATTGCTCAACCTATACCGCAGGTGCGAAGCACAACGGGAGGAGTTCCAGCGTAAGCAACGCAAGACTGTTGATGTAACGAACTTCAAGTTCACATCGTTCAAGAACCCATTCATTGATGATGACGAAAAGCGTAAGCGTCAAGAGGGTTGGACCGAAGAACAGATCCTTGCCCGTGCGTATGGGGAATTCGTCGTCGGTAATATCCTGGCATACCCTGAGTTCAACAAGCGGTACCACACGGTTGACTACGGGCCTGACAGTCCGCTCAATGACAAAGTTACCGAGGCGATGCGGAGGCACAACTGGGGAGTACCGTATGACTGGAACGTCGACCTGATCCTGGACCCCGGTACCAACCGCCCGGCACTGTTGTGGGTGGCGACACCACCGAAAGAGTTCTGGGACGAGGATGAGCCATACCACATCGTGTACCAAGAGCTTGCGATCCAACGTATCGACGCAGCCGAGATGGCTCGCCGGGCAAAAGCCTTTGACCCTAAACGAGTTTATGGCCGGTTTATTGGGGACTCCAAGGCAGGAGCACAGGTTCCAATGGGGTTCGCTTTCAGTGTTTTCGAGCAGTACCAGCGGGAGTTCCGACGTGTGGGCTTGCGTTGTCAATCGACTGGCGATATGTTTCTCAGAGCTGAGACTGTCTGGGTGACCCGGTCGCTCAAGTTACGAACGCTTATGCGGTCACGTACCTGCGGGCGGCCAAGACTCCGGATCGTACCTGAAAGGTGTCCTACACTGGTCAAACAGTTAGAGACAACCGTAAAGAAAGTAACCAAGGATGATGTCCAGGATAAACTCGCGGAGGGCCAGATTCATGACGTCCTTGACTGTATGGAGTACGCCGCAGGTTTCGACCTGACGTACATCGCCCCGCCCCGAGCACCTGCTGACGTTGACCCCGGCTTTGCCAGTTGGCAAGCCGACCAGAAGCTGATGAATGACCTGTTCAAGACCAAGAAGTCATCCAATGATAAACAGATAGTTCTTGGTATCCCTTAACCCCCAGAGTGAGCTATGAAAGTCAAAGAGATCTATCGTACGGTGGAGATCGATGGTCAACAGATTCATGTCCTTATTGGCGATGACATCTGGTGGTTCGCCCAGAACCAAACCAAGACGCCTCCAGCTCCTGCTAAGATCATGGAGTTCCAGAGTGTTGACATGGTTAAGCTGGCGTACCTGTCGGCCACAGGGAAGTGGAACATCGTTGACGGGGTCTGTCTCCTCACCGACCCAAACCTGTCGAACCATAATTACAGTAAGCGTGGATCATGGTGTCCGCGTGGATCGTGGAAAGCCTTAGAGATAGAGGCGTAGAGATATGCAACTGCTCGATCAGGAACAACTGCAACGGTATGTCCTCGGGCCACTGGTCACTCAGTGGTTCGCGAGGTTCGCTGCTGCAGAACGTGCCAAGGAGCGGTTCAACGTCATGGCCAAGTTGTGCCGCCAGTTCCTTGGCAGCTCAACCCGCACGATGTGGGAGGACTCCTTTCGCAAGGAGTTCTACCCCAACGTCAGCCAGCCACAGTTCATGGTATCGTTGAACAAGGCCTTCGAGCTGGTTGCAATCATCGGCCCGTCACTGTACTGGCAGGTTCCGTCTCGCGAAGTACGAACGGCTGACACCCCAGATCAGGTTCGTATCGCCAAGATCCTCGGTCAGTTCGACGAACAGATCCTCGCACAGATTGACGAGGAGCAGAAGCTCACGGCTGAGCAGCGGGAGCTGCGTAACAGTCTCGCCACTGTTGTGCTGGAGTGGATAGCTCGCCAGCATCCCGGGTCGGTCAAGTCCGACTACGAGATGGTGATCCAGGACGCACTGGTCACAGGCCGGGGGTGTGCCTGGACGGAGACATACGCTGACCGATCAACGGGCACGACACAGGTCGGGACATTCTACGATCCGGTCGACAACCTACTGATCGATCCAGACGCGAAAGACCCTAAGTGGAGAGACGTACGTTGGATCTCGCGGCGGCATGTAGAGCCCGCCGACGTGGTCGAACGCCGATTCGGATATCCCCCCGGATACCTCCATGGAAGGGGTACTCACGTATCCAATGAGTTTGCTTCCCGTATCGATCCGATTCAAGGGAACCAGGAACTCTACAAGGACATGGTCGAGTGGTATGAGGTCTGGTCAACCGGTGGCATCGGAGCCCGTGTTACGGGGATGCACAGCGAGATTGGACAGTCTCTTGACAACTTGACCGGCGACTACTGCTACCTGTGCTTGTGCAGGACAGTGGCACACCCGTTGAACCTGCCTCCTGACTTGGTAAATCATGCAGGCCCTGACCAGATTGTAGAGGCGATGCGGTGGAGAACATCACGCTTCGGATCGATCTGCGAGCTGTGGCGTAAGCGGAAGTGGCCTGTCGAGGTACTGGACTTCTACCCAGTTGCCAATACATGCTGGCCGATGGCGGTACTTGGTCCGGGCATTGGGTCTCTGCTGGCGATGAACATCCTGTTGGTCTCCCATCTGGAGATGAGCTGGGACCGCAGACGAGATATCGTCGTCGCGTACAGCGGGTACGAAGACCAGCTTGAAGCGGCGATCAAAGGTGAGAACAATCCGGCCATCGTGAAGATCAGTCCGGTTTCGCAGCTACGCGTCTCCGACGTGGTATCTTACCTGCAACGACCGGAGGTCGGCGGTAACCTGTTGGAGTGGCTGAACTACCTGGACAACCAGTTCCAGATGGCGACAGGCCTTGACGACATCCACTACGGTATCTCACAGAAACAGTCCCGCGTATCCGCGGACGTACAGGCAAAGCAGTCAGCGTCTAACGTACGGCCCGACAAGATGGGCACCGACGTTCATGCGTTTGTGGTCAACGTCTCCACCAAGGAGTTCTGGCTTGCCGCCCAGAACGTCAAGGGAGAACAGGTTAGGCCGTTGCTCGGACCATGGGGGTCACTGGCATGGGACTCCATGATCGGCTCCATGGACTGGGATACGCTCACCACGGAAATGGAGATCTACGTCGAGGCGACGGATATGAAGCGTCCGAACCGAGACAAGGACAAGTCAGACCTGGAGATGATTGCTCCGTACATCGTGCCGCTGGCCAAAGACTACGCGATGCAGACCGGCGACCCGCAGCCGATCAACGCGATCATCTCTCGTTGGGGAGAGGTTTCCCAGATCCGAGACATCGAAGATTTCTTCTTCGGTCAGTGGACACCGCAGCCTGATCCTAATATGCTTCAGATGCAACAGCAGCAGGCACAGTTGGAGGCAGCTAAACTGCAAGCCGATACGGAGGAGACCAAGGCTAAGACCGTGGCCCGCCTCATCGACTCTCAGTACAAGCAACAGGGGGCAGCAGCCCCTGTCGCCCAGAAGCTGAAGTTCAACGAACTGCTCAATCAGCAGAAGATGCGAATGCAGGAAGAAGCTCACCTGCAACACCTGGTTCACCTGCAGGAGCAGCAGGACATTCAGGCTGAAGCCGTGAAACGGCAAGCCGCAGCAAAGGGTAGTAAGTAATGTTGAAACTTGTTCTCACGACCGATCAGACAGGCCCAGCGTTGAGGGCGGAACTGTCCTTGATTTCTCAACTGCTTCATGTTGACGTTGAGGCTGTTGGATTGGACGGGTATGTCTCAGAAAGGGTGTCTTACCTGAACCCAACCTTGGTTGAGGCAGACCCAGGTAGTACTCCTGTGTCCTCCATGTCAGTGGGCGTTGGCTTGGACCCCGTGCTGGTTGGTCACGACGAAGTGACTGTGGCAGAAGGGTCCGGGCTGCCGAGCTTCAGCGAACTACTCGCAGAAACAGCACCAGCTAAGGACGTGGACGGTGTACCTGTTGACGAGCCACACCCAGTTCTTGAGAAAGCTGATCCACCAAGCGTGGAAACAGTACCAGAGCCGGTTGTTCCGGCTCCAGCAGAAACCCCAGCGGAGTAGTATCATGGAAGACCGATTCCCCACTCGAAGAGAAAACCTTGAATGGCTTGCGGTGCAACAGGCAGGTCCTCATGCAGTCGAAGCATTCGATCGTATGCTCGCGAATGGGGAGTCCGTCTCCATGGCAGCAACACTCGCCACTCGCACACCACCGAGAACCGGTGTCGATGATAAGTGTCTGCAGGCGAACTCGAAGAGTGTCACGGAGCAGTTCCGAGGCTGTCCGGCAATGCTGGAAATGTACCGGAAGAACTACAAGGCCAAGACAGGTGAGAACCTGCCGGAGGACGCAGTGGTTTACCGGAGCCTTGCCGAGTACCCGGGCGATCCGGACTGTATCGTGACGCATAAGCACACCCTGGCTGACGTCAAACGGAAAGCCAAGGACAAGAACCTCCACGTCGAAGGAGACTGGGAGAATCACCCACGACAGCAGTGTCCTGAAGGGCAGAAGGTTGTCATGAGTGATATGGCGATGGCCCGGTACAAAGCCGAGTATCGTCAGCTCCCAGCCTACGAGAAGACGACGGAGAAAGAGTTGGAGGAGGAGATCATCTCCAAGCACGCCAGCGTTATGACCGGTGAAGACCTGATGAACGCGGCAACCAGTATTGAACAGGTATCGCAAGAAACTTTTGGAGGGTAGTATGAACGAAGAACGCATGATGAAGTTGTTTGCTTTTGAGCACTTGCCACCCCATCTGAAGGACACGTCAAGGATGTTCCACTCTTTGGCAACGGATATCTGCAAAGATATCGAGCCGGGTCCGGAGAGGACCGTAGCTTTGCGTAAACTGCTGGAATCGAAAGACGCAGCAGTCCGTGCTAAACTCAATCCAGGGGGCTGACAGTGATCACCGTATCCGACATGATGAGCCACATTGCCGTACAGCTTGACACTCCAGTCACAGGATGGATGGAGGGTAAGGTACGTACGGCGGTGCTCTCTGCGTGGGCTCGGCTTATGGC